GTATTAACAAGTGATGGAACTGATGTATCGTGGGCAGCAGCATCTGGAACCACAATTAATAATAATGCTGATAACAGAGTTATTACAGGATCGGGTTCAGCGAATACATTAGAAGGTGAAGCCAACCTCACTTATGATGGCGCAGACTTTAAGGTCAATACAACTGACTTCTTTGTTGATGGGTCAGGAGATGGTGCTGTTGTTAATGGTTCTGCAATGAGTGCATATGACAAGTTTACTTGCAATGGTTCTGGGCGGTTTGGATATGGGGCTGGAACTGATAATAGTTCCACTGCGGCATCAAGTGGGCATTTTTATGGAACCTATAAAAGCAGTTGGACTGCTGACAGCAGTGCAAGAATAGTACATCAAACTTGGTCTGAGCAAGCACTTTGTTTGGTTTCTGGAAATAAACCCGGTGACCTCATTCGCTTTGCTGATGTAATTTTAATGAACGCCACTCACGTTGCTCCGGTAGTTGTGGGAAGTTCAAACTATGGAGCTGGTCTTCCTACTAGAACCTATACTAATTCAGGCACAACAACAAAAATGGTTTTTGATGACAGTGGTGCAACTTGGAATATTATGCTGACAGGAATGGGTGGAACTGAAAAAGCGCATACAGCAGCCTACGATACTATGGGAGATGCTTAATGGCTATTACTTATACATGGATTAAAAAAGCATTGGCCCAAGATGAGTTTGGAGAATGTACAAAAGCCAAATGGGTATTGGAGGGTGTTGATGACGTATCTGGAAAATCAGCAAGACAGGAAGCGGCAACTGCTTTTGGAGATGTTGATATAAAAGATAAAGCAGATTGGACACAGGCGGAAATTGATGCTTTCGCTGAAAAGATTAGGGTGTCATGCAACTTTGACCAAGAGATTGCCGACCAAATAGCGGCGCAGTAGCAATGGCTCTCATCCCGGTAGATAATGTCGGCCAAGTAGGGATCGTCAAGGATATAAACCCTTGGCAACTCCCACCTAATGTATGGTCTGATGGTAATAATGTAAGAGCAGAGCATGGTGCTATTGTTAAATCACCGGGGTATGCAGAGGTGATGAATACTGTACCCGTTGCTCCCCTCTATATTACCAGTCTTGTTTCAGGTGTTAATGAATATTGGATTATAGGTGGTACTGCGGCAATCCACGCCTATGATAATAGTTCAGTTTCTAATACCTTAGATGGTGGTATTAGTGATGCAGATACAACGATTACGGTAGACAGCACAAGTGGATTTGAGAGTAATGGCACTATAACTATAGGTTCTGAAGAGATTCCCTATACAGGGAGATCAGCAACCCAGTTTACAGGATGCTCAAGAGGTGGTTCTGCTGCTGCCCATTTAGATGGGGCAACAGTAACCAGAACTAAGAAGTGGTATGACCTTACCAGAGGGCCGGGTGCTGGTGGCGCGTATTCCGCTGACGCTACGGAGAACTGGACTGCTACGGTTATAGGCGGTGTTCTTGTAATGACCAATGGGGTGGATGTTCCACAGTATTGGGAGTTGATATCGGGTGTTCCCGCAACAATCCAGAAGATGCAGAACTTAAATAACTTTACCGCATCTACAGAATGCAAATCAATGAGGGCGTTTCGCTCCTTCTTGGTTGCCCTTAATGTAACCACCTCAAGTATTAATTATCCAAGGTTAGTCAAGTGGTCTACAGAGGCTGCTACTCAAACCACTCCAACTTCATGGGATGCTTCTAGCGCAACAGTTGATGCGGGTGAGTATGAATTGGCTGACTCAAAAGGGGCCATCCTTGATGGGCTTCCTCTTAGAGATACGTTTATGATTTACAAGGAGGATTCCATATACTCTATGACGTATGTTGGAACTCCTTTTATATTTTCATTTCGCCAGTTATCTCCCTCTGTTGGCGCATTAACGAAGAACTGTGTAGCGGAGTATGATGGTGGTCACTTCTTTTTTGGGAATGGTGATATCTATATTAACGATGGTCAGAAGGTAACCTCTATTCTTCCCCACAAGATTAGAGATTACATATTTGATTCTATTGATGGGGCAGAATATAAGAAATCCTTTGTGGTAGCTGACTATGGAAGAACAGAGATGTGGGCTTGTTTTCCTACCGCAGACAGCGCAAGTACACAATGTAACAAAGCGGTTGTATGGAACTGGACTAATAATGCTTTTACCATTAGAGATATTCCAGATTTAGCACATATTGGTTATGGTTCTATTGATGACCCGAACTCCTTTACTACATGGGCAGCAGCATTACCAATATGGAGTGCCGCGCTAGGTGCATGGTCACAAAGTTGGAGTCAGGTAGAGAATGTTCTTGTGATGGCAGGGTTTACGGATACAAAGTTATACCGTAATAACTCTGGTAATCAAGAAGTTACTACAGATATGACCTCATACATTGAGCGCACAGGGATGTCTACCACAGCGCAGGGTCAGCCAGATCAAACCGTAGTAAAACGTATAAAGGCTATCTACCCCAAGATGGAAGTGACCGGCTCTAATACAGTGAATGTTTATGTAGGAACCCAGATGTCTACAGAAGAGGCTGTTACATGGACTTCTGCTTATACCTTTAATCCTAACACACAATCCAAGGTTTCATTAAGGGCAGCAGGAAAACTCTATGGAGTTAAGTTTGAGTCTACTGGAGACTTTGACTGGAGGCTGGACGGATACACAATAGAACTTGATGATGCGGGGAGTAGAGGCTCTAAGATGAACTAATGGCTACATATAAAGACAGGGTGGTAAAGTCTGTCACATATTATGAGCCGGGGCCACTACCACTTGATAATGAAGACTTAGGAATATACGTTGTCACAGAACTCAAACGGTTGGGTAATACTATACTCAACCAAACACATTTAAGAGCGGAGAGAACTCATGTCGCGCCAGAAAAACCCAGAGGGGGAGACATCGTCTACGCCGACGGAACGAACTGGGATCCCGGATCGGGCGAAGGAATTTATTTCTTTAAAGAATCCACTACAGCGTGGGTTAAATTGTAATATCGTATTAGTCTCACCAGAAGATATCCCATTTATCTGGGAAACTATTGAAGAGCAGTTAAGGTTAATGACACCCCATTCAGAGGGTGAGCTTGAGCCTGAAGACTTCTATGAGTCCTTAATGGATGAAAATATGCAGTTATGGATTGCGTCAAGAGATAATGAGATCCTTGCTTCTATGATTACTCAAGTGATTTTTTACCCCAAAAAGAAAGTATTAAGAATAATCTCAATAGCCGGTGGAGAAATGGACAAATGGATAGAGAATATTGACATGATTGAAGCGTGGGCTTTATCTCTTGGCTGCACCTCTTTAGAGTGTTGGGGAAGAAAAGGATGGCTAAAAATATTAAAGGACTGGAGATGCAGTTATCATATACTAACAAAAGACCTCACAAGTAGGATGCACTAATGGCAAGCGCAACACATAAATTGGCTAAGTTAGCCAGAACTAAAGCAAAAAATGCCCAAAAGGCTGCTAAAGATACTTACGGGGCTGGTTCTGATAGACATAAAGCCGCTATAGCAGACGTAAAAGCCGCTGAAAATGCTATGAAGGCTGAAGAAGCTGCACAAGGTATGAGCTTTGCTGAAGCCGCAGAAAAACGTGCTGAGACATTACAGAAAACAGCAGGAAAATCTGGTGCAGCACTATTTGACCTTCATACAGAAATGAGGGCTTACGGCAATGTTATGCGGGAGCACACGGGTCAGCAAAAGGGTCAAGGAACTTCATATCTTGGCCCCGGTGTGCAAGTTTACTTGGATGATGGTAGGCCAGCTTTAACTGATAAAGGTGTTGTTAAGTATGATATAGATACAGATGCTTACTTAAAGAGATTCATTCCACAGTTTACACCCACGGCAGAACAACTTGAAAGAGCCGGTGGCCCGGGCGGATGGGCGCAGGGGCTTCTTGGCGGGGGCGAAGACTATACCTATTTAACTCCATGGCAACAGACCAATATTCAAACGCTTCTTGGGGCTGGAGAAGATATTTCACCACAAGATGCGTCACTAGAGATTATGGGGCTTCCTGAATCGTTAAGAACAGATTGGAGACAGGAAACATGGGGTGATGTTTTTAATGAAAGAACAGGATTATGGGAAAGAGCAGACCCAACAAAAAGAGCCACAGCAGTACAAGATCAGTTAAGAAGGTATGAAGCAGGGCTATTTAACCCGTATACGGGACAACCAGAAGAAAGTACAGGTCCAGCACCATGGGAAAATGTAAGAAGAATATGGGAGATATTAGGTGATGATACAACCACTACAAACCTAAATAATAGAACACAGGTAACAAGTCCATTTCAACACCCGTATGCTGCTGACTCCTATACTGTCCCCCATATGCAAACAGGAGCAGAGTGGGAAGGATTAGGCGCTGAATACCAGCCCGGAACAGTAGAAGGTTTAGGTCTGTTAGCTGGAGAACCATCTGCACCTTATGAGCCTTTAGCAAGAAGTTTGTTAGATGCCAGTCCTTCTTTCATGGGGACTCCATCTGGATTTGAACCTATGAACTTTGAGGGTGGTCTTTCCGGAGAAACTGAGACTTCTAATAATGCTTGGACTCCTACATGGCAATTTACAAATGTTAATGGCGCTCAACAGTATGGATATTTTAACCAAGGTGGTCAGTGGGTAAGAGGCGGAGATCAAAGATAATGAAAGCAGGAGAAATATAATGTCTGGAGGATCAGTTACATCAACAGCCCCGTGGGGTGATATCACCAAGGGTGCTGGAGTAAATATTGCTGGTATGACAGGTACTGGCCAACAGCCATTTCTCCAAGCGGGATTTGGAAGAGCCGCAGAACTGTTAGAACAAGGCGCGCCCTCATATTACCCCAAAGAGACTCTAGCTGGATTTACAAACTTAGAGCAACAGGCAATGGCAGATGTAGAGGGGTATACAAAAGGCCCAAGACCTGCGCGTATGCAAGATGCTGCTGAACGAGCTTTAACAGGTGGTTTGGGTGGTCAGGTAGATTACAATGCTGGCCCTTTTGGACAACTTAGGGGCGCTTTAGAGCAAAATGTTCTTGGTAGTTTAAATAGACCGGGGACGGGTATACTGCCACAATTAAGGCAGAGTCTAGTAGAGTACCAGCCCGGTGGAAGTTCTAGGGGAAATATGCTACAGCAACAGGCAATCTCAGAAGCTGTGACCAAGGGAATGACAAATCCTTTGGCACAGGCTTACATGGGTGCTTATACTGGCGCACAAGAAAGAGTACCTCAGTTTATGAGTCAATACCCTAGTATAATGGGTGCGCCTCTTGAGCCTATGGCCGCTATGGGCGGTGTTGGTGAAGAGCAAAGGGCAATGAATCAGGCTCAGATGGATAGAGCTATGGCTAAGTACCAATATGAGACTACAGCACCACAGCAACAACTACAACAGTACCTTGGTAATATTGCTGGTCAGTATGGGGCAACCCAACAGACTACGCCAAGCACCATGGGTCAAATTGGCAATCTTGCCCAGCTAGCAATGGCTGGTAAATTCTTGATGGAATAATATTATGGCAACACCTTATAGTCAACTACCGTATGGATTTAGGAAGGGCGCTGGAAACTATGCTTATGGTGAGTATTTAAAAAAACAAAGAGAGTTAAAGAGACAAGCGGATTTTGCTGAAAGAATAGCCGCAGAGCAAGAAAGGATATCTTTATCTCAATGGGAACCAAAGGCAGACGAAACAGAAGTAAAGATTAAAACCAAGGCAGATGGTACTTCTACAGTAGTAAGTACAGAGAAGTTTCCTGCCCAAAGTCTTCTTGATGACCCAATGGGCCTAGAAGGTACTGGAACTGGTAATTGGGGTCTTTCTTTGCTGGATGATGCAACACTCCCACAATCAGATATATATGAGTATGAAAGGATAAATGATTTATATGCAAATCCTCCGGGAGATATAGGGGAGATTTGGCCGACACCCATAGTTGATCCAATATTAGAACCTGTAGACACAAGACCATTTAATCAGCAGGATATTATTATACCGGATAACATTCCTCGCGGTTGGAAACCCGTTCCTGAAGTGACTGTTACTGAACCAGTTGTTACTGAACCAGTTGTTACTGAACCTGTGCAAGATATACCGGGCGTAGCATATGCTCAAGGTAGGCCAGTTGGTGGATGGGGAACTGGGTATCAACAGGATGCGCCGGGCATGGAACGGATGCCAGCAGCAACTGATGAAGACT